CTTCAGCTAAAGCTATATTAAGATATTCATAAGCCACATTAGTAGGATTGGTAGTATCTACATAATGAGCTGCACAAATTTGAATTTGCAGAATATCAGGTTGACTGGGAGCACTTGTTGCTACAAAAAATGGTTCATTAATACCTGTTATACCTGAACCTGTTTTTTCATAGTTTGTATCTAAAGTTAATTGCAAAGCACAATTAAACTCATCAGTTAATGAAGTACCATTACAGGCATCTAAAAATACCGGCTCAAGTAACTGTATCGACTCAGTAAATACAGGGTCGTTAACTAAGTCTTGTAAAGTAGCGTAGTCTTGTGTAAGGATATAAACAAATGTAAGTCCTATATTGCTATTAGTTTCTGTTAATGAATTACCACTAGCTCCCCATGAGTCGTGTACTATATCTAAATCTATAGCAATACTTGAACCTGCAACTAAATCTATACCTGCAAAATCAATTTGTATTACGGTATCATCTATATTTACTACAGGTCCACCCTCTATAGTATAACCTCCTGCAGATAGGGATAATTCTAAAACTTCAAACTCCACCGTTTCACTTAATAATGATGTAGTGTATTCTAATTTTATTGCCGTTCCGTTAGTATCAACTAAATCATAGCCTTCAAAATAATTTCCAAACATTAATCTATTCCCCATTAATGTTTGAGCTTTAGCTTTTAACGGTACATTGTCATATAGCCTAAGAATTTCCGAGTCAGCTAGTATGGTAAAAATTTTACTATTACTAAAAGTATATTGCTCTTCACTATTGTCAGGTATACCAAGGTCAGACTTATCAAGTTTTTCAATAACTTTTATAGTCCCACTATTCATATCTTTAAATAGTAAATCTATTCCTAGTACAAGCTCCCCTCCTGAGTTATATGTTATCTCGGCAATATTTGTGGTATTCAGCATTCCTTGATTTAAATAAGTTGCTGTTGAAAACCTAAAGGGACCGGGTATAAAAGATGGGGTTGAAAAAGGTGAGGTTGCAGAATACTCATTGTCTGCATACTTATATCTATACCCAAAACAAACAAATCTATCTTCTAAATAATTGTTTTGTCCCCCTGAAGTTGGAACAATTAATGGAGCCGTCACAGGAGGACGCTTAATTACTAATATAGCTTCACCAAGAAATTGGTCAACGAAACTTGCGTCAGGGTTGCCGTAGTTCCTGTCTACATTAATTTTTCTAGGAGGGTTATTATTGTCAGTAAAAAATAAAAGGTTGTCTACCCAATCTACTCCTAACACTAAATACTCAGGGTCAAAATTTAAAGTAGTATTTACACCTCCTCCATCATCAATACTAATTATATGATAAACTAATGTTTGAGTATTAGTGTTAAATGAAACTATCATGTCACATTTACCTGTTGCTCCTTGCGTATAAGATGGGTCATGAACAAACCAAAACATAGTTTCTTGTTCCCCTAAAGCGTAAGCTCCTATACAGACAGCTGCTGATGACAAAGGAACTCCATTAAAATTAAGAGTAGTTAACTGCTCATTTCCTTTTGAGTTTTCAACTGCACCAATCTCTGTAGTTTCAGTTGAACCCAAACGAACATTAACAGCATCAATATACTGCCCATTAGGTAAGAGTCTTTCATCAAGACCCTTATTCATTTTCCCTGCTACAAAATTTCTGCTTGTATTTGCCATACTATTTTATCCATTTATCTCTACCTCTAAGATTCATTAATAATCTTCCGGGGTGTATATTGCTAATTCTAATTTTTGCGTTCCTTAATAAAGCAGATTTCTTTTTTCTTGTCCTATTAACTATATACTCTTGCACGCCTACTTTTGAACTTAGAATAGCATATTCGATATATGCATAAATATAATCTTCAAATAATTTGTTTACTGTCACTAATGAGTCGTCACCATTTTCCATACCATCCGATACATATTCTAAGATACATTTTTCGTTAGCCATTCCTGAGCTAAAGTTTATTACTCCTCCTTTTCTATCAATAGAAAAAGTAGGATTAGCATTTGCTGTCTCGGTGTTTAACCCAAACCTTGCTCCAATTGCATAATCAAAATACCAATAACCATCACAACACCAACCTTCATAGCCATAGAAAATACTATTTTTATTTAAGTAAATGCTTTTTAATCCTGATGTAATTCTTTCATAATCTAAATCTGAATACTGAGGCTTCAATACATTTCCATCTTGGTCAAATAAGATTCGGCAATCGTGGTCTTGAAGATAAGCATCGCTGTAATTTGTCTGTATGTTTTCGGTTAAAGGATACAGTAATCCATTTCTGAACACTTGTATTCTCACCCAATTAACATAATCAGGAGGTAGCACAAATCTTAATGTATTACAAACATCAAGCTCTAATATTTTTATTTCTTTAAAAGCATCATAGTTTAATTCTTGAACAGCTCTTTTTGCATGGAATAAAATTTTGTATCGTTCCTCGTTATTAACTAATGAATGATTCCCTGCGTACATTAACTCAAAGTTGGTTACTATGTCTTGCAAGCTGACATATTGATATGACCCCCAATTAGCATTCTCAGGTGGATTCCCTCCGTTTTCATAATATTGATAAGCTGATATATAAGTCATAGTCTACTATTTTTCTTCTTGATTTTCTAATGTCTCTAGTTGTCCTCCAAATTGAACAGCAGTTACCTCTCTAATAGACATACCTGCGAACTGTAATATTTTACTTACTAAACTATACTCATCATCAATCGGTAATTCAAAATCTTGATACGATGGATTCGATTGATTGAATACAGGTTCTCCTCCGGTCAGGGTAGTGTAAGTCCATTGTGGGTCTCTTGGGTATCTAATGTATTGACATTCCACTCCTCCCACTTCATTAATACTATTTGGAAATACCGTTAATAAAGATTCTTGTTGTGTGTATGCCGGATATAAATTGTTGGGAGTAGTAAGTAAAGACCTGTTAAGTAAAGTGATTTTACTATGAGTAACTTTCTCTGCTTCGGCAATTACACTAGAATTATAAACTATATAAGACTCCCCAATATTTAAAAATATATCAGCAGAAGTTCCATCTGCATTTATTAAAACCAACTCTTGGCTACTCAATACCTCACCCACATACGCCACTTGCCCTGTTGTGGCATTAGCCACTATATCCCCTACTTTAACTCCGGCTGCAGTAAAATCTGCTGAAACAAAATCGTCTAGCTGACCGGGTGTTACAACATCATTTACTCCTGTAGCTAATATCGTAGGATATACTAGAACTTTATTAAGTAAATAGTAATCGCTATTAGTCGTAGCTAAACTTGGAGTAAAAAATCTATTACTAGTTTGATGAGACAAAAAATCAGTTACTGAAAACAAATCTATAACTTCTTCATATCCCTTTTTAATGTCTGCATATCCTGTACCGGATTGCCTTGCATTTTCTTTGCTGACCTGATAGTTATACTGATAAAAATAATCCTCAAATAAATCTAACTGAGCCTGCTTGGCATAAAGGTTAAAATCTTGTGGAGATATGTATCCGTAATTATTTTTATTAAGTATAGCTAGTACCGTGTTTCGGACTGAGTTTATCATCTATAAATCTTTTTTACAAAGATAAACAAAAAAAAAAGAGGACTATTTTTTTAGCCCTCTCTTAATTTGTTTAACAAAACAATTGTTATGCAACAGTTGTTATTGCTTGACTTAATGTTACATCAATGGTAGAATCAGTATACGATTGTGCCCAAACAGCTACAAGTGCGTTTTCAACTGCAGTTTTATCTGCTGCTCCAAAACTTCCTGCTCCTGTAAGGTCAATTTGCTTGTCGTCATAATTTAGAGTTAAAGTTCCTCCACTTACACCAACATAGTTTACACTTCCTCCAAAAACATAATCTCCCATTTTTAAAAATTTATTCATAGTTTCTAAGTTTTAAAAGGTGAATGTTACTGCGTTTACGTCTTCGCTTAATGCAGGTATCGTATACTTTACCTTGCTCCATTTTTGTTGTTGAGCTTGTTTAATAACACCAAACACTTTATCTGCGTCTCCTTGTACTAACGCTGCTGCTGATGCTATAGCAATTTTAGAACCATTATTATAATCAATGATTACATCATCTGCTGCGTCAATATAGCAAGATGCGACATTGGTTAATGAAATAAGTCCTGAACCACTTGTAGTGGTTATTTCTCCATACTTGTTCATAATAAAAAAATTTATGAGGTTAATAAAGTGTAAAGATACAAAATTTAATCAAGCTGCTTTTCTAAGTATTCTAGCTTATCCACTCCTTCATCAGTCTTAAAATAAGCTGACATTACATGCAACGGGTCTTCGCCATAAGGAATAGTTAGAAGTCTCTTTTTATTTGAAGGCAGATTAAAGTATACATCTTTGTTTTTGTTTCTGTATGCTAGTAATCTTTCATCAAAAAACTTTTGTATAGTAGAATGAAGTTTCAAAGCAGGGTCATTAAGGGCTTGTAAAAATTCTGTAGGATAATTTCTAGCATACACTAGCGTATCTCTTTTTAATTCTGCAGTAGACATTTTAGTAACATCACCTCTAAGTAACACTCTACCTACACCTTCCATTGCCTCTACACTCATTTCTTTAGCTGCAATTAAAGCATCTACTTCTACATTCATTAATTCAACTTCTTTAGCTGCATCTTGAGCTGTATCCACCTCTTCAAACTTTTTACCATTTAAAGGATGATAGGCTAAGAATTTCTGTAAAGCTTGGTTTTCTTTTCTAACTGTTAGTAATCCTGATTCAAAAATAATAGGAGTAACAATAGCGTTACCATCTTGCTCATCTTTAAAAGGACTTGGTTGGTTTGTTGCGTATCTGATTTCTCTATTCTCCCCTGTCTCTTCATCAAAGTGAAGTAAAGGTCTACGCTTGGAACTTTTGGAAGGAAGCATAAAGCTCAATGGAGCTGCTCCTCTTTTGAGTCTATAGACTCGGTTTTTTAATTCTTGTTTTTTCATTTCAGTAAAATTTAATTCAATTAATAAATAAAAAGATAGGGGTGCCCGAAGGCACCCTTATCAATATATATAGGTATTATTCTTCAAATAATACGAAGTTGTTAGCACCCATAACACAAACACATCTTTCTGATAAGAAGTTAACTCTCATCTCATCAATGTCTGTAGTAGCTGCTCCACCTGCTGAACCTGTTATCCAAGTCTTGTAACGTCTGTCTTCAGTTTCTGAAGCTCTATAACGTACATGAAGGAAAGGTCTCTTAGCGTTTTTACCAAGAACTTGGTCATAAACACTTGTAGAACCTGCCGGTACTAATAAACCTGTGATAGCACCTGAACCTGCAACTGCCGGGTTGCTTGTTAAGCCACCTCTCATTGTTGGGTCGTTAAGGTACTTCCAATCAGACTTATAGAAGTCATAACCTCTACGGAATCCTGTGAATCCTAAGTTAAGAGCCATCTCCTCATCGTTGTCAAATAGTCCGTAAGACGTACCACCTGCACCATATGAGTTTTGAGCTGCTAACATATCATCAATATCAAATCCGTATTGTCTGTTAACGAAGATTACATTTTCTTCGATTGCTCCTTGCTTGTCTAATCTATCAATAACTGCATCAAAGTCTGCTAAAGCATCAGGGTTACCACCACTCCACAGATTTCCTCTAGTTCCTACAGCGTGGAATACACCTTCTGAACCTAATAAACCTGCTGTTGCTGCACCTGAACCTGCTTCTGCCGGTACTGCTTCAATCATTGCAGTCTCTAAATAGTCATCGAATCTTAATCTAGTTTCATGCTCTGATTTTAGATACCATAAGTATCCTGAACCACCATCTTCTGTAGTAATCTCAACCCATCCAATTTGAGCCATATCTGAGCCGTTAACTAAGTATGTATCTTTTAAGATGATTGGTTTATTTTCAAAGATGTAGTCATCAGATTCTAATGAACCTGCCATTCCTGCAGTTCCTTTTTCGAATTCAGAACCATAGATGAATACTGTAACATCAGCATTACCTACGCCTGTACCTGCAGTTACTAAACCACCTGCTTCGTAGAAAGCTACATCGAATTGAAGAATATTACCACCAACATCTACTGCTGTAATAATACCTTTGTTTTCACCTGAGCCATCATTCTGACTTACCACAACTGTTTGTCCTACTCTTAGACCCGGAGAGCCTTGAGCATCAAACGGATTGCTACCTGTTATAACTGTCCCTACCGGATTTGCACCGATTGCCGGGTCGTTAATTTGGAACGTAGCATTGTTAGCTGCTGCTACTGCTGCTGTTCCTACTTGTACATATTTAATATGTAACCTTCCTTGTTCTGCCCATTTGATAAGGTCAGAGTTAGAAGGCATCTCAGCTCCTACCATTCTTAGGAATGAGCTAAGTGTACGATTACCATATCTTTCAAATTCTTTCTCATATGTATCAGGAAGATACTGATTTAAGAAGTCAAAGTTGGTAATGTAATTTGTCTCCAACGGTACTCTCTGCGCACTAGGCTGTAGAGACCATGTTGGATTTACTGCTAAATTACCTGCCATTTTTTCTAATTTTTAAATGATTATTATTTACTTTTTTTACTTTTAATTTTGAGTCCTCTTCCCTCACTAGGGTTAAGAGCTCTAATTGTCATACCATCCTTCTTCGTAACTTGAGGTGTATTCCTCGTAGACATATTGACATTTTTAATTTTCTTTGTCACATCTGTCGTTGCGTCAGCCATACCTTGTTCATAAAAGAACTTAGCAAACCTTTCAGGATTTTGAGCAACGGATGCAGCTCTATGGTAACCTACTGCGTTTTTAATTAAACCTGTATCTTCATCAATAAATCTTTTTGTAAGATTTGTTGAATCAGAATTTAAAGCTTTAATCTCATCCACATTCGTAGAAGGTAAAAAAGTAATTACTTTGTCTTCACCAACTTTGAAGTCAAAACCTTTGAACTCCGGGGAAAAAACAGAATCAGTTTCTTTTAAAAACCATTCTCGTTTCCTTTTTGCTTCCTCTTCATAGGTCTGAGCATCCTTTACATATTGATTATAAGTTTCAATTGCTTTTTGTTGCTCTTCAGAAATAGATGCCGGGCTTGACTCAAGTGGCTCTTTATACATTTCTTTTTGAGCTTCGAAAAACTTTCTCGCTTTACCAATCTCTTTTTTAAAAGCTAACTTCTTTTTCTTTATCACACTCTCTTCATCAACATCTGCATCATATGCAAAGTCTTCAAGCATGTAATTAATATCATCTCCATCTAATGAATCTTCAGTAGCATGATAATATTCTTTAAGAAGCTGCTTTTCATCCATAGCTTTAAAGTCTCTATTCAACTTTGAATAGTCTTCAAAACTACGTCCTGTCTTTTTTCTATACTCCATATATGCAGCAACATCTTCAGGGATTTCAATGTTTGCTTCTTTTTCTGCAAACAAGTCTGAAACTGATGCAACATCTTTGTCGTATCTATTCTTAATAAACGAAAGAACATCTTCCTCTTTTAACTCTGAGGATTGAGTAACTTCTTTAGGTGCTTCACCTTCCGGCTTCACACTTTCTTCAACTTGTGGAGTAGGCTCGCTAGCTGTGCTTGCATCTGCTTCTTCCACTTTTGGTGCTGCTTCTTCTTTAGTTGCAGCATTATCAAGAACTTCTTGTTCTTTTTGAGCTACGGACTTTTCTTCCATAGACCCAAGGTCTTTTACTTTTATTTCCATTAGATTAAATTTTTATACAAAGTTAATAAATATTTTTCGTTCAAATTATTTACTATCTAGGGTCGAATTCTGCTAAGTCAAATCCGTCTAGACTATCCTCATTTGATTCAAAGTTTTGAGGTGGTAAATTATTCTTACGTTGAGCAATCATTTTAGATTGTTCTGTATTTTGTTGGCTTATTCTTTTAGACTTCGCTTCCTCTCTTGCTCCTTCTCTAAAAGCCAACGCTTGTTCGGAAACACCTCTAAGTTGTTGATTATAATTAAACTCTTCTTGCATTAGTTTACTTTTTAATGCAGCTTCATTATTCATCTTTTCTATTTCAAAAGCAATCTCAGCTTGTTTAAGTTGCATCTTGCCTTGTATTTCTTGCTGTGACTTTTGCATGGCAGCTTGAGCAGCCATTTGTTGAGACTGCATTTGAGCTTGAGCTTGAGCTTGTTGTTGTTGCATTTTCATTTTCTGCTCTTGTTCTCCTTTTTGTTTACGCTTCAATTTCAATAATTGATTCGCAAGTTTTAGATTCTTTAACTCTCTTATGTCAATTGCATCTTCTAGGTTTATATCATTTTTAGATAAAGCCATTTGGATATTTTGTTCTAACTGCTGTCTTTGTTCTTCATCAGGTGCTACATCAATAAAGATTCCAAAATCATATATATATAAATCAGAAATATCATTTAAGATACTTACATTGTATTTACCAATTTTATTTATAAAGTCATCTTTAAAGTCTGAATACTCAAGAATGTCAGCTACTCTATAAGTCAGAGCTTCAGATAAACTTCTATATATATATAGTGCTCCGTCAAGAATATGACGAGTAGCTACATTAGAGTTGAGTGCTGCAAGTTTTTGCAGACCAACTAAAGAGTTAGGGTCAGGTACGCTTGCATCTCTTGCTTCATTTAAACCTGTTACTTGCCTAATCATTCCGAGATAATGATTATAATTAGCAATTAACATTTGTGCTTTGGATGCACCGGAGCTACTAGAAATTTCTTTAATAGGAACTCTAGCTTGATTAAACTCTCCATCCTGAGTATAGCTTCTACCAATAACAGAACCTGTTTGGAAATATAGTCTTAATGCATCTTCAGGATTATAAGCGTTACCTGTTCCAAGGTCAACTTCACTTAGACCATCTGCATCTATATAAACTCCATCCGGTACAGTTCTCGCTATTACTTGTTGAAGTTTTAAATGAGTCATTTGTATTAAATCAGCAAATGGAATCATTCTTCTAACAAGAGATTCAATAACTCCTTTATACATTCTTGGAGCTACAGCAACATAATTTGGTAAAGCATGTTGAGAAGAAGACTTAGGTCTAACCATGTTGTGAGCTAATTCCCATTTTAATAAAATGTTTGTGCCCATAACCATTACTCCATTATACCATACATCAATAGTTTTTTCTAACTTTTCAAAGTTACCATCCTCCATCACCTC